CAAACATAGATTAATGTATCTGCACCAAGCACAAATATAGCAGCAGCTGATCTTGCTGTATTTGGTTCTAGTGGTACGATTGGTGGTAAAGAAGTTGTTATGTACGCAGACAATATTCATGCCACAGACAGAATTACGTCTGATGCTTCTATGCATGCTATAACATTCCATGGTTCATTGGCCGGTAAGGCTGCGTTTGCTGCAGCAGCAGATCAGGCTGCTGTTGCTCCTCCTGGAGCTGGTGCTGGTGGAGGTACTTTAGTCGATTCATCTGGTGTACTCAAAATTACTGAACAACCAACTTCAGATATTCTTAGCGAATATCTCACTAAATCTACACGTGGTATTAAAAAAGTCACAATCGATACCGGTGATCTACTTAAACAGAAGATGGATCTTTCAACCGATACTGGCGGTAAGTCTAAGCGCATACCTACGATTGACGAGGCGCGTGCACAGCTCATGGAAGAGAAAACAGTTAATGATGCAAAATATGTTGCTACATTAGCTAAATGGGAAGTTATTGATGATGGATATGCAAAGGCTGTACCTCCTGGCATAGGTAGATCAAACAGTGGTGGCGGTTCGGTTAGCCACGCGCCAAGGGATAAGCAAGTAGGTAATGCTATCGGTCAGAATAGAGACAAATATGTTTCTGGTGATAGAGCGGCCGCTCCTCTTTCACCTCCATCTAGATATTTTGCCGATGCTTTAGTTGATAGTGGACCTTTATCAATTAATTCACAAACGTTAGTTGGCCCAAGTATTACGATAGGTACATTCCTTGGTGGTAGAGGTAATAAATCTACACTCAATCACGTAGCAACGTTTAAGGAAAGACAAGATATTGCTAGGTATCTTTCACTCCAGGCAGAGATCATTAAACTAGTTAGAAACGATACTGGTAGATTCGAAGACTTCCGTATTAAAGTTCACACTGGAATCTATAAGCCAGGGCCAGGAGAAGAATTAACGGAAGGCGGTATTCTCGATCTACATCGAACAGGTCGTGCAGTGACATATAGATTAGTCGACGAAAAGAATGAAGATTATCCAGAAGTTACATACGATTTTGCTGAATATCTAGCTGAATATATTTTTACATTTGATACAATTAGATTAAGCTACGATCAGTTTGATCCAGATTCAGATCGTATATTTTCTAGGGTAACATTCGTTTTACCGGAAATAGGACCTAATTATGAAGCGTCAACTGCTTCAGGTAAACTAGAAACCTTTTATAATATAAAGAAATTAAGTGGCTCTGATCTTATAGAAGTTATGTATGTTTGACATAAATAGAATCGTATAACTAAAGGACTATCATGGCTAGAAGATTATCAATTGAGGATGCTAATCTAAATTCGGTATCGATTGTAGGCACTCGCAGAAAATTATTTAAAGACATTGATATACCATTTCTTGCAAAAGAAAGTGGCGAGATCTTTAAAAAAACTGATGCAGCTGCTGTTAAGCAAGCCGTAAAGAATTTAATTTTAACGAATCATTATGAAAAACCTTTTAATGCTAAATTTGGTGGTAATATTCAAGGTTTATTATTTGAACTAGCCGATGATGAAACTGGGGAACAGGTTCGAGATACCATTATAGCAGCTATAAATGAACACGAACCAAGAGCTAGAGTAATTTCAGTGGACGTAAACAGTCAACCGGATTTTAATTCTATAGAAGCAACTGTCACTTTTAGAGTTATTAATTCTGATGAAATTGTATCATTCACTACAATCTTAAAGAGGTTGAGATAAAATGGCAACAACAATTAATACTTCAGATTTAGATTTTAATAATATTAAAACTAATCTGAAGACATTTCTTAAGAGACAAACTGAGTTCGCCGATTATGATTTTGAAGCATCTGGCCTCTCAAATATCCTTGATGTATTAGCATATAATACTCACATCAATGCTTTGGTGGCAAACTTCACTTTAAACGAATCATTTTTAGGTACTGCTCAACTTCGTAGTTCTTTAGTATCACTTGCTACCGGTATTGGATATATTCCAGATTCAAAAACGGCATCAAGGGCATTAGTTACTATAACTTTAGATCTTAGTGGAGTAGCATCTCCTCCGGCAAGTCTTCAATTGCCTGCGTTTTTTAGATTTTCTGCTACAGTTGATGAAATTACATATATCTTTCAAACAACAGAAGCATATACTGCAACTAATTCTAATGGCATATATCGTTTTACAACTACAGAAGGATCTACAAGTATACCTATTTTAGAAGGAACTAGAAAAACAAAGCGTTTTAATGTAGGTGAATTTAATGAAGCTGATGTATATGTTATACCAGATGTAGATTTAGATGTTGATACTGCAAAAGTAGATTTCTTTGAAACTCCATCTTCTAGCGAATTTACTTCATTTACAAATATTATTGATATTACTTCTGTAAATGAAAATTCTACAATATTCATTTTAAAAGAATCACCAAATGGATTTTATCAATTGTCATTTGGTAACAATGGTATTTTAGGGCAGTCTCCTACGGCCGGTGGATTAATTGAAGTAAATTACTTAAGCACACGCGCAGGATTTGCAAATGGTGCTGGAGTTTTTACACCAGTAGATGTTGTCACAGTAGAAGGTGAAACTTTTACGCCTACAGTAGGTCTTGTGTCTAGATCAACCGGTGGCGATGATAAAGAATCTATCGAATCTATTCGCACAAATGCACCGTTCCAATATGCTTCACAAAATAGAATGGTTACAGCAGAAGATTATCAAGCAATTATTCTTCGGAATTATTCAACACGTATTGCTGATATTAAAACTTATGGCGGACAAGATGATCCTTCTCCTAAGTTTGGTACTGTATTTACATCTATTTTATTTGAAGATAATGTAGATGATGAAACTCAAGAAAACACTAAAACAGGTATTCGAAATTTAGTAGATCAATTAGCTGTTATAGCCTTTGGGGTAGAATTTAAAGATCCAGTTGAAACCTTTGTACAGTCTAATGTTGTCTTTCAAGTTAATCCAGCACTTACTCCTCTTTCTATCAATACCATCAAAGGACAAGTTGATACTGCTATCAGTAATTATTTCACAAACGCGATTGGAGGATTTGATCAATCGTTCAGAAGATCAAATTTATTAACACTTATCGATGCAGTTAGTCCCGCTGTTCTGTCTAGTAGGGCAGACATTAAAATGCAACAGAGGTTTACTCCAACGCTGAATGCATTAAATAAGGTAACACTTAATTTCCCCGCGGCAATCGATATTCCTAGAACCACATCAACTTCAGTAATTAGTACTACTTACACATTAGGAGATGAAACTGTTCGTATACAAAATACGTCAGGATCAAATAATCTTGAAGTAGTAAATGCCGGAACAAACGAAGTTGTTGTAGATAGCGTTGGAAGTTATAACCAATTAGGCGGCCAAGTTATTATTACAGGATTAAGAGTAGATGATATTTCAGGAGCAACTTTATTAAAGATTTCGTGTGTTCCAGCAAATCAAAGTGCTATTACTCCAGTGAGAGAAAATCTACTTAAATTTGATGCTGAGATATCTGATACTAAATATGTCCTAACAGAGGCTGATAATTAATGTCTGACATTACCTTACAGGATATAGGTAGAAGGGAAGTTAGATTCCCTACTAGCACAGTAGACACTACTGTTCCAGAGTGGTGGAAAACTGATGCACCTCAAATAGTAACTTTTCTTAAGAAGTATTACGAAAACCTAGATTCTGATGGTAATTTTGGTAATCTCTTACAAAACCTTGCAACCACTCGAGATATTGCTCAAACTCGAGCTAGTAATCTAACTTTAATTGAAGATGAACTTCTATTAGGTGAGAACTATCTCGAAGGCATTTTAGACACGAGAACTGGTGCAGAACTTTCAAATAACTACTATCGAACAAAAGGTACCAAGTACGGTATTCAAAGATTCTTCCGTGCGTTTTTCCAAGAAGATCCTGATATTGTATATGGCAAAGACTTACTCTTCAACATAGGCGAAACACCTATTGGCACTGAATCTGGTAAGTTTATCATGAATGACAAGGTGTTTCAGCACTGGGCTATATTAATTAAAGTCGGTTTATCTCGTGCTGATTGGATTGAGCTTTATCAGCTTTTTGCACATCCGGCTGGTATGTTTGTTGGCAATGAGGTTCAAATCGTTACTGTAAATGAAGACCTTGGTTTTGATGTTATGCCTACCTCAGAAGAACAGGAAGAAGTAGATCCAGTCTTTGAAGGTATCGCTGCTATGGCAGACGCAGCTGCAATGGATATTTCCAGACTGTACACAGATTCTTCAGAAGTACATCGCTTCGACGTGTACCGTAGCGATATTGAAGCATTTATCGATTCCAGTGGTTCTGCAGACTCCAATCAGTTTGGCACGCTTCTATACATCGACAACAACTATAGACACATGGTCGATGCTATGCGTTATAGCTCACCAACATTCGACGAAGATTCAGATGGTATCGTTGGTCGTATGGACTTTGCAGACGGCTTCGTCACCATGGATAGAACTAGAGCTGAAGTGTTTGATTCTGCTAGTGGTCTGTTTAGATTATCGCTACAGGATCAACCGACTGGTACATTGAGTAATGGATTACCATTCCCTGATGTTTACCATAGCGACTCAGCATTCGGTGGAGTAGGTGTAGATTCTGATGACTTCCCTATCAGAATTGATGGATAACATGTATAAATAAAGTAGAAATCTTTTAGTAGGATTAAATCATGGCAAAACAAACAATTAATCTAGGGACGACAGCAAACGATAACACTGGCGATACGCTTCGTGCTGCCGGTACAAAGATTAATTCAAATTTCGATGAGCTCTATCAAAATGCATTTGCAGAAAAGGTTAGATTATTTGATAGTGGTACTGGCGGTATAGAATTCGAAGGTGCAGCTGCTAACGCATTTGAAACGAAATTAATTCCGGCCGAACCAACAAAAGATAATGTAATTACATTACCAGATTCAACAGGTACAGTTGTCTTACAATCTACAACAGATACACTATACAATAAGACATTAGTTGATCCGGCATTAGTACATCCTGACATATATGATTCAGCAGGAGCTACAAATTTCTATGCATTCGTTCCTCCAACTGCTGAAGGAATGACAAAAAGTATAAATTTAAACATTCCGACGTTGACAGATAGTGACACCCTCGTTACTAATACGTCAACCTCTACACTTACAAATAAAACAATAAATTATCCCACTGTTCATGATTTGACAGTAAACAGACTATTAGATTCAAATGGCGCGGTCTCTGTGGATTTTGTTGCCACAGCTTCG